AGAGCAACGATTGTTGGTTTCCAAAAGATGAAAATCTTTGTTGTTGATTCTGAAGGTGAAGAAATTGAGCAGTGGACATTGAACAATCCGTTCATTAAATCAGCAAAATATGGTGATCTGGATTATTCTAATGATGACCTAAGAACAGTTGAGATGGCTATTCGATATGACTGGGCAACTTGTGATATTCTGGCGGGTCACCCCAAATCGCCATCTTCAGCCAGTGATAGAAAGGTTGGTACACAGTTTAAACTCGGTGAAAAGCCACCAGCGCCCTAAATCATATTATTTGGAGTATAGATGACTTTTTGGTCCGATGCGAACATCCCTGAGCCCACAAGAAAATATCGATTTCAAATAGATTTTGGAGGGAGTATTCTCTGGTGGGCTAAATCTGCTTCAAAACCGGGGTTTGAAATAAACACTAATAAATATACCGCCATAAATCACAGTATAGAATTTCCCGGTATTTTAACTTGGAATGATGTTACTATTACTGTTGTTGATGTTGGTAAAAAAACGAAAGGGTATTATGATGACCTAGCTTCGATAGGATACAAGGCCCCTATTGGGCCGAATGTCGCTGGAGGTATTGAGAAAAAAGAATCAAAATCTTTAAAGATAGAACAAGTAGATGCTGAGGGCGTTCCCGTTGAAACTTGGGTTTTACATAATTACATAATAAAATCTGTTAATTTTGGTGACTTATCGTATGATGACGATGGTCTAGTAGAATTACAGTTGACTATTGCCTATGACTGGGCTGAATTAAAATAAGAGGTGAAAATTGTCAAGAAATAACATAGACAGAGTAGGGGCAGCACCTGCCGATGCCCCTATTCAACAACAGGCAGAAAAATCAAGGTTTGATCCACTAAGCTTTGTTGCTCCAACAGAGATAGTAGATTTACCATCTAGAGGAATCGGATATCCAGCTAACCACCCTTTGCATAATAAGGATACAATTGAGATACGATATATGACTGCTAAAGATGAAGATATCCTAACTTCTCAAAGTTTGATTAAAAAGGGAATTGTTCTGGAAAGATTTTTGCAAAATATAATGATAAACAAGAACATCGATCCAGAGACACTATTTGTCGGCGACAGAAACGCTATCTTGATCGCATCCAGAGTATCCGGATATGGTAGAGATTATGAGGCAAGAGTGGCTTGTCCAGCATGTGGAGAGAATGGTAAATTCACTTTTGATCTTTTAGATCAAAAGGTTCATGAATCAGAAGCTTCTGAGCAGTTTGGTGTTTCTATCGCTGGTAATGGCGAATTCGAAACCACCATGCCATTTTCAAAATTTAAGATTAAATTTAGATTACTAACTGGAAAAGATGAGACATGGTTAGCTAAGATGCAACAGAACAACAAAAAACACAAGTTACAAGACACCATGATGACTGATCAAATGAAGAGAATCATCGTTAGTATCGAGGGACATACAGATAGCGATATCATTAATCGATATGTAGATGCTATGCCGACCCTAGATTCTACTCACTTGCGAACATGCTATAAATTAGCAAACCCCGATGTCAAGGTTACAAATGAATACACATGCCCTTCATGTGGACATCAAGAGGGGATGGAGGTGCCCTTCGGGGCGGACTTTTTTTGGCCTCAGCGATAAATACTTAGAATCGGTATACGAGCAGTTCTTTGTATTAAAACACCACGGAGGCTGGTCATTTATTGAAATGTATAACCTGCCAATTGGTTTAAGAAATTGGTTTACCGAGAGGCTACAAAAGCAATTCGCAGATGAAAAGAAAGAAATGGATAAAGCAATGAAAAAAAGATAGAATGTCCTCTTTTGAGGGCATTTTTTTATTCAAACTATTTACCTTTGACGAGGGCTAACTAATGGCTAAAAAATTAGAGAACATGACTAATGACGAACTAAAAGAAAGAGTAAAGATTTTAGAGGAAGAGGTCGCTGCGAGAGATAGACTTAAAACTAAAATAGATGAGACTGCAAAAAGTTTAGCAGAGCAAGTCATTGGAGCAAAAGAGTTAGCCAAAATTACACAGAACAATATTAAGGCAAATGCTGCGTATTATGATTCTCAGGCGAAATTAGCAGAACATTTTGGATCACAGGCTGAAGTAAGGAAGGCCAGATCAGAGCAATATTTAGCTTTATTGAGCCAGCAAGAAGTGGCCATGGGCAAAAGCTCAGACATAATGAAAGATATGGCCAAAGAAGAGAAAATGAGTCTTGATGATTTTAAGACAAAGTTTAAAGAGAATGAGGACTTTAAAAAACAGGTTCTACAAAAGGCTATAGCAAAAAAGAAGGGCATGAAGCTCGAAGAGCTAAAAGAGTTAGAAGAGTTTCATAAGAAGCAAATGGAATTGGATAATGAAAATTACAATAATTCCAAAACAAACATGCAAAATCTCATTGGAGGAATAAGTCAAAAAGTATTTGGAGTCTCAAAAGGAAAGTATGATGCTTCATTTTTAGGCCAAATTTCACAAATTGGCCAAAGAGCGAAGACCAAAGAGGGCCTTATCTCTATCAAAGAGTCTCTTGGGGAAATCTTTACTGTTGCAAACATGGCGACAGTTGTCTTTGGGCTGTTGGTCAAAAATATTCTTTCTTTTGCAAAAGCAATCGATAACGCCTCTTCATCTACAGCGGCGCTGGTGGGTCACGGCACTAGAAACACAGCGATGATGGCTAAGTTATCGGCAGAAAACCGTATAAACGGAATCTCTGTAGAAGAAACCAATAAAGCATACCAAGGTTTGACTACAAGCTTTATTGCTTTTAATGGCCTAGGTGCTTCAACGCGAGCCTCAATGGCCAAAACAGCTTCTCACCTGCAAAAACTTGGAGTCGACGCCGGGACAAGTGGTGAACTTATGGCCTTCTTCGCCAGAAATGTTGGAATGAGCGGTAAAGAAGCTGCAAAAATGACTGTTAATGTAGCCATGATGGGTAAAGAACTTAATATGAACGTCTCTAAGCTTACGAAGGAGCTTAATGCATCATTAAAAACTTTGGCTGTTTATGGCGACAGGGCACCTCAAGTTTTTAAAGGATTGGCGGCAGCAGCACAAGCAGCAGGTGTTGAAGTTGGAGAACTTTTGAACCTTGCCGGCAAATTTGATACTTTTGAGAGTGCGGCCACAACAGTTGGAAAGCTTAATGCCCTGATGGGAACACAAATGAATGCTAGCTCAATGTTAATGATGACTGAAGACCAAAGAATTGAAACTTTAATTCAGCAAGTCCAAGCGCAAGGTATGGCCTTCAAGGATATGGATAGGTTTACGCAGAAATCTTTGATGATGGCTGCCGGTATTACAGACATTAACCAAGCACAGAAGATATTTGGAATGAACATTGAGCAATATTCTCAATATTCAAAAGAGCAGGATTTAGCTGCCTCTAGGCAAGCTGAATTGAATGAGGCGATGGCTAAGGCTACCCCTGTATTAACAAAAATAAAAATGTTGTTTGCAGAATTTGTAATTTCAATTGAACCGGTTATTGATTTTATATCAGATATGGTAACAGCTATTCACAAGTTTATAGATCAAAATAGACCTTTGGTACAAATAATTGTTAAAGTTATAGGAGCTATATTAGCACTTATACTAGTAGTCAAGACGTTTAAATTTGTTTTTGGCGGTATTGGTGGAATATTAAAGTTCTTTAAGAGTGGTATAAAAACTATGGTCGATGTTTTAAAATCCGCTGGTAAAGTGGTTTCAAATACTATGAAAAGTATAGGAACTGGTATCAAGGGTCTTTCGGAGGGACTAGGACCAGCACTCAAGAACATGGGCAGTGCAGTGGCCGATACAGTTAAAAGTGTTGTGACTAAAGTTTCGCAAGGATTAGGAAACCTAGGTAAAGGAATCAGTAATTTTGTGAGCAGTGCATCTCAAGGGCTTGGAACGTTTTTAACAAAGATGGGAGAAGGCATCGGCAAGTTCGTAAAAGGGGTTTCCTCCGGTATAGCTTCACTAGCAAAAGCCTTGGGAACTGGGTTTCAAGCAGCGATGAGTGGTATCGGAAAAGGCCTTACCGCCCTAGGAAAAGCAGGGCCCGGTGCGGCCAAAGGAATAGCTATTGCAGCGATAGGTTTAGCCATTCTTACGCTGGCAGCTATTGGACTTGGGTTTGCTTTGAAACTCGGAGAGGGGTCAATTAGGGCTATTGCTGATGCTTCTGTAAGGTTAGCAGAAATACTATTGCAATTTATAAGTGAAAATGGCTTTGGTGGTATTGCTAAATTACTGTTTACTATTGTTGGCGCCATGGCGGCATATTCATTAATGATTACATTTATAGCTGGTGGAACTTTGCTTTTTGGATTGGCTATTGGCGTCTTGGCTATTGCACTCGGCGGACTTGCTTTGGCTTTTAAGCTTCTACCGGCTCCAATGCTACAAGCCTTTGCACAAATGGCACAGGGATTGGCCCAGTTTGATGGTGCAAGAGTTGAAACTACTTTTGCTGCTATGACTAAGTTTGTTGGCGATCTGGATTCAAAGAAAGAAAGTGTTAAACCCATGCTGCAAAATATGGCCCTTGTAACAACTGGTACGTCATCAGAATCTGGTGCGATGAGTGCTATTGGTGGTGCACTGGCCGGTATGAACAAAATGATTGATAAAATTGGAGGGGCTCAGCAATCAATGTCTATAAAGTTAGATGGCGAAGCCACTACTAAATTAATGAGAGGCGAGGCCGTGAAGGTCCAAGTTGGAACCAATGTATAACCGGAGAACGAACCATGCCTATAAACTATAAATTTACAAGTTCAAATAAAAACCAAATGCTCCAGATTGAGAGTGCTATTGAAAAAAGAAAAGTTCATTTTAGAGCATTTCTAACTGATCTTTCACAGAATTTTGCATCAACATGGAATACGGAAGATGTATATGGTAGACTTGATCCAATTGCAACCTTTGCATCAACCAAGAGAACAATCTCTTTAGCATGGGATGTGCCAGCAGAAGATGAAGCAAGAGCAAAAGAAAACTTAGAAAAGTGTAATACATTAACGCAGATGGTGTACCCAACGTACTTCGACACAAAGGAGAAGGGCTTTAAAGTTATAGGCAAGAACCCCTTAGTAAAGGTTAAATTTGGTAATCTAGTTTGCGATTCTAAAGGCAAACCACTTTTGGGATGGATAGATGCGATTAGCTGGAAGCCTGCTCTTGATATGGGAATGTTTAATAATTCACCGGGGAAATTTTACCCAAAAGTCATTTCCTTGTCTTTTAATCTGAACGTGCTCCACCAAGAAGATGTCGGGCAGACTAGCTCTTCTACGGCAAAATTTCCGTTTAATATAAATTAGGGAGAAATACTATATGTCTAGGTATTTAAGAAGAAGAACAGCGAAAAATCTATATGAACAATATGATGATATGTTAGAAAAAAGAGGAGTTAAAAGTATAGAACAATATAGGACTCCAAAATTTAAGTATTTTGATGAAGACGATATTAGAAAGATTGACTTTATAGAATATGCTTGGAGAAATGGAGACACATTTTGGAAACTAGCAAAAAAGTATTTAAACAGTCCAAGTAACTGGTGGGTTATAGCTAGCTTAAATAAAAAACCAACAGAAGCTCATATTGAAATAGGAGAGGTTATTAAAATTCCGCTTTCTTTAGCGCAAGTACTACAGGTGATACAATGAGTGAAGTTCACAAAAAATTAACAACACAAGAAGCCAAATCGGGATCAGGTGCTGGGATGTTGGCTGCTTTTCTGGGGATAAGCCCAGCAGAAGTTAAAGGAGTATCTTTAGACAAGGTCCCATCATATATATATGCACATACACTACAGAGTGGATGGGCATTTAGTAACCCAACTTATACGGCAGATGATTATAAATGGTCTCTAAAATGGATTTATAAAGATTTTACTAAAACAAACGGGGATCTAGTAGATCTTGGATTTCTTGACTCAGCAGGGTTTACGCAAGTAAAAAAGACAGGGGTCGCTGATCTAGATAGATGGAACATGATTATCAAGAGTATGGGCAAGCAAATTATCGCCAAAGACCCAAAAAAGATTAGCTCTCTTGAATTTTCTTGGTTTTTAACCTTTTATCAATTCAAGGGAAAAGAATTTGGTATACCACAGGGAGTTTCTCTAGAAGAGTCGGGTATTGATGGAAAAGAATTAGCTGATTTCTACTGGAAAGCGATCTTATCTCAAAAAGAAGGGTCAGGAGTTACAAAACTTCTTGGGAAAATGTCATATGAAGATTATTCCAAAGCTTTAAAGTCAAATGTTGATAAATATATGAAAAGTGGGGATGTTAACGCTTCTTTTTCTCCGGTTATAATGGATCTTGGGAGCGAATTTGGTCTTACAACAGTTAATCCGACAATATCAAGGGAGTCCGGAGGAACAGTATCAGGTTGGTTTTTTGGGACAACCAAATCTATAACAAAACAGACCTATAAAAACCCAATATATGCAGAAGTTCCGGGTATAACCTTTGGAAAGAGGAAATGGGGCGAACTAAATGCTAAAAAAATAAACAAACAGTTTAAACCAGCCCTTGAGACAGGCTTGAAATCTCTAAAAACACTGGAGGGAACACAGGGCTTGATTTTTCCAAAGCCAGCCAATTATAAAAGTGGCGGAGGTCCCGTGACTGGTTATGAGTTTAAAAAAGTAAAAGACCCAAATGGTTTGCCGGCAAATGTTGCAAATCTCAGAGACCTTCCAACAGGGGATGGCCCGAATAAAAAACTTTATGATGCAATTGAGCATCAGATACAAGCGTCTTATGTTGAAATGCTAGACACTTTTGATTATACGCAAATAAAATTTGAAAGAGCAAAGCATGCTGGTGAAAATTTAACTAAATTTTATCAAGGGGCGACACAATATCAATCGTGGAATAAATCTGTAGATGCATGTTCTAGAATTATTGCAAATCTATTTATCTCGACACAATTAAGATCTGTTATCGCAATTTTTTGGGATAAATTTGCAGATCAAGCTAAAGAAATAGAAAAAGATAATCAACCTTTATCACAAGAAGCGCTGGATAAAGCGAATAAATTATCTGCTGAGGCGATGTCTTCGGCACAATCCGAAGCAGCTAAGAAACTAAATGCTGGATTAGCTGATGCAAATGCTGCCGCTGCCGCAGCAGCGGATGTTGATCGCTTAACAGAGGATGAAATAGATGAAAAGAGGAAGTACCTTAAACAGTGTGCCCTTATTACAAATTATGGATTGCTCAAGAAAAAATATCATGATAAGATACAGGCGGGCGGCGGAGCACTAAAGTATTTTAAAGGATCACCACAGTCACCAGAGCCACGATTTATTATGGTCAACACACATGGCAACACTGGTAACAAAAGAAATATAATAAATCAATTAGTTACGCCAAAATACACAGACATTTCACCATTTATGAAATTAACCCCAGACTTAGCTTCAGCCTTGACTCCCAAGATAAGGGTTTTTAAACTATGGAATTCAGGAAGGTGTGAACTAAAAGAGCAAGAGTTTCCATTTTTACACTATGAAGACCCTAAGCAAATTGATATGCTTAAAGAATTTAAGGGAATTGATAGGGGTCGCGGAGCAGGTATAAAAAGTCTTTCGTTTACATTTGAAGGAACAAACCCAGCCGAAGCAAGATCCGCTATTGGTGTTGAGATGACTTTGTTTTTCCAATCTTTTGATGAACTAGTCAAACTTCGCGATGGATCTGGTGGTAAATGGAAATATGTAGAAATGATTTTGCATCCTCATGATTCTGTGGCCAAAGAAAAAATAAAGCCTCAACATCATCTCCACAACCCTTATGAGTATGGGGATGTATCTAATTATAGAATTAGACTAGATTTAGGATGGCAGAAGATTGAGGGACACCAGAAAGAGATTTTTAACAAAAGAGCGCAAAAAATAGATGGATTAACGGCAGATAGTCTCAACAAAGCAATAACCAGAATTAACAAAAGTTATTATTTGGTTATGGTTGATCATGAATTCGATTTAAAAGAAAATGGGAATTTAGAGTTAAAAGTGAATTTTAGAGCTTATATTGAGACTGCTTTGCAAGATAAAAAACTTGACGCTCTTTCAAGCCCGATGATCATAGCACACAGAAATAATTTTGGAAAAGAATTGGGGAAACTTCTCGCAGAAAAAACATGCACAATGGAACAATATAGAGAACTTAGAGCAACATATGCTGCTATTGAAGACGAGTTTCGGTTAGCTTCTTATCGCTCTATAATGAAAAGAATGCAAGCAAGAGGGCATATACATTTTTGTGAGATAGACAGAAGTGATGTTGGCCCCGGATTTAAATTAAGAGGTGGAAAGATATTTGAAAAGCCACCAAAATTAAAATTCAGCAATGATGGATCTTTTAATACAAATAAAAAGGGGGATGGAACCGAAAAGCCAGAGCCGTCTACAAAAGAAAAGGCCAAAGCTTCTGTGAAAGATCAGGCGGAAAAAGCAATCAAAGCAAAAGTCGAGAAAAAGGTTGAAGCAGGGCTAAATGTTGAGAAAAAGAAAGATGATGAAATGCCCAGCACAAGAACATTCACGCAGTTACCCACACTAGAAGACCAAGAAAATGGTGTCTCTTTCTTTATGCTTGGCGATCTTCTTCACACTATACTTGATTGTATGTATGAGCCAGCCAAGAACATAGGAGACGGAACAGACCCCGATATTTTCGACAAACTAGACTCTGACGAGAATCAGGAAGTCGGTGATAGAATGTGTCATTTAAAAAATACCACAATCCTAATACCTAGTTTTGAATTAACAAGCCCAGAAGAGGGTCAAGAGAACGAGTTAATCTCTATGAATATCGCCGAGATACCAGTCTCAGTTGATTATTTCTTCGAGTTTATGACTCAAAAAGTAATCAAAGGTAAAAGAAAGACATACCCGGTAATGAACATGCTTAGGGATTTAAGTCGAGAGATAGTAATAAATATTTTGAGCGAGAGGTGTATGGATCTTCGAAGTGTAAAGAAGATTGCTTTTGCACACACTGCGTTTGTCGGGGTCAATAAATCAGGGGATAAAGATCCTCTTGTTGAATTAATGAAGGGGGGCTCTTATTCAAACGGCATCTACCTATGGAGTGATACTGCTTATAAAAATGGAAAATTACCAATCCCGGCTGTTGAATCTCACATGTCGTCTAAAGATTTTAGGAATTATTTAGTTTTATTTCCCAAGTCTGGAACTGACCATCATCAGGGTAATGGCCTTTTTGAGAAAGATGTTGAGCAAGGTGTGTATCATTTTGAGATTGGGGCGAATCAAGGAATACTAAAAAAGATTAAGTTTTCAAAAACTGACATGCAATATTTACGAGAGGCTAGATTCCTACAGCAAGGTAATGACGGCTTACTACAACTGGGTGCTGTTTATAAAGCAACTCTGGAGATGATTGGGAACACGCTTTACTATCCCGGAATGAACATTTGGATCGAACCGACATCACTTGGAAACGGAAGTAATATGGACCCAAGGGTTGGAGGAAAGAATAGATCCGCTGCTAATGCTTTGGGGTTTGGCGGGTATCATATGGTTATAAGAGTCCAAGGAACAATATCCAGTGGTAAATTTTCTACTACAGTAGAAGCACAATTTACAAGCTCCGGAGACGGGAGCACAAATGTCGTGAAGCCTAAGAACTCTCCAATCAAGGGAGCGGACAAAAAAGGCCCATCTGGAAATATAGAAGCAAATGAAGACAGGCTAGCTACGTCAGATCCAGAAACTGGAGAGACTCAGCAGTCAGAAGAGTTCACAAGATGCAATGAAGCTATTAACCTCAGACAACAACAACTCCAGAGTCTTTACTCTAAGTTGACTGAAGGTATGGACTCAGTTAACATAACCGGTGGTATTGCCGCTGCCGCTGGTTTGCCCGCCGTTGATGCTGCTGGTGCAAGTCCGACCACTACAACGGCCACTTCAACACAGGCTAAGACTGAGACACCGCC